ATGCTCAACTCTCGGAAGGTGAGTACGTTGTACCTGCCGATGTCCTTAGGTACTACGGGATGAAGTTCTTTGAAGACCTCAGAGCAGAGGCTAAATCTGATCTTGCTCGTATGGACCAAGAAGGTCGTATAGGTGGAGAGCCTGCAGAAGAAGTTGGTGGAGAAGAACAGCTATCACCTCAGGAAATGCAAATGCTTCAGGAGCTTATGTCTGAAGGTCAACTGCAAATGAATGAAGGTGGCTATATTCCGGGAGTCCCCAGAGATAAACAAGTAGGATTTGCTGAAGGTGGTATGGTCGAAGAAACTCCTACTTTTGAACCTAGTCAGTGGTCTAGTGTGGGAGCGTCTTACTCTGGAAGCCCTGACAGTTTTCAAAACAGTGGTGTAGGTTCGTACTACAAGACCTTTATTGGACCTAATGGAGAGACTCGTCTTATTCTGTTTATTAACGGAGAGCCTTCTACTCCTATTCCTGATGGTTTTGTAGAGCGTAAAGATGCTGCTACTGAGCAACAAGAAAAAGTAGCAAAAGAAGAAGAAAGTCAAATGAGTCTTGCTCAAGGTGAGGACTCTAATGATCCTATGAGAGACGATGGTGACCCTGAAGGTGATGCGCAGAACTGGGCTGAGAAAAACTTTGATAAAATCGCAGAAGACCCAATTAATTTTGGTATGGAAGCTGTAGATATCGGTTTTGATGAAAGACTAGCTTCCAGAGGTGCTCAAATTGGCGGAGCACTAGCAGGTCCTCTTGGGACTGGTGTCGGGCTAGTTGCTGGTTTAGGGCATTTGGCTTCTAATGTTGCTAATGCTCGTGCTGCTTCTATTAACGCTAAGGCTCAAGGAATAGATACCTCTGAATTAGATACTAAGATTGAGACTTATGTTGATGCTCTTCCGGGTTCTGCTCAATTGTTTGTAAACACTTTTGCCACTGGTGAGAAGAAAGCTGAAGCTCTATCAGAATATGGTAAGGTGAACGTCCCTGATTATATCGCTCAAACAGATGCTGTCTTTAAGTCTAGTAGAACTCCTGAGCAAGCTGAGTCCAGAGCGCAAGAACTCTCTGCTCAGTACGGTGGGGGTGAAGGTGATTCTAACCGAGCGAGAACAGAAAAAGCCCGAACCACGGAAGGTACTGTGTCAACTGTTGGGGGAACTGGGGAAGGCAACGCTGGTGTGTCTGTCCGTTCTGGTTCTGCTGCTCCAACAGAATCTAGTCGCCCTAAAAGCCGCCCTACCCGTGCTGCTAAAGGCGGTCTAATGACCAAAAAGAAATCTAAAAAATAACCACTAAGACATAAGTGGCTACCCGGTAACTTCGGCCCCAAACAAAGGAAAATATATGTCTGATACTAAAACTATGATTAACCCTTCTTACAGTCGTGCTCGTAAACAATCTAAAATTGAACAAGAAGAAAAAGAACTAGAAGAACTCCTCAAACAAAATAACGAACCTGAGGAAGAAGAGGTTCAAGAAGAACAAGAGGAAGAACAGAAAGAACAACCTGAAGTTCAGGAGACTCAGGAAGAGGCAGAGGAACCTAAAGAAAAACTAAGTAAGGAAGAAGAAACTTTCAAAAAGCGTTACGGTGATCTTCGTAGGTATTCTCAGAAAGTAGAAAAAGAGCTTCGAGAAGAAATTGACAAGCTTAAGAACAAGAACCCAGATGTTATTCCACCTACTTCAGATGAAGACCTAGACGAATGGGCTAAAAAGTATCCTGAAGTAGCCTCGATTGTCACTACAATTGCTGATAAAAAAGCAAAAGAAATGATGTCTGCTGCAGAAGAACGTCTCTCTAAGATTGATGAACTCCAAGCTGAGGCTAACCGTAAAACAGCAGAGACAAAGATTCTAGAAGTTCATAGTGACTTTCTTGACCTTAGAGATTCTGATGAGTTCCATACATGGGCAGAAGACCAGCCTAAGTGGGTTCAAGACGCTCTCTACGAGAACGAAGATGACCCTAAATCAGTTATTCGGATTATCGACCTGTATAAAGTAGATAACGGTATGACACCTTCTAGTCGTAAAGAAAAGCAAAAAGCTGTTGCTTCAACTACACCCAAAGGTAAAACATCTGAACCATCTACAACAACAGGTAAGAAAATTAAAGAATCTACTGTGTCTCGTATGACGGACAAAGAGTATGAAGAAAATGAAGAAGCTATCTTTGAGGCTATGCGCTCGGGTAACTTCATCTACGATATGACTGGCGGTGCTCGCTAAAAACACTGTCTAGTTAAATTAACCCTTGACTTATAGTGCTAGATATGTTATAATAGTACTATAGGTTACCCCGAGGGTATATCCCTCTTAGGGTACTAAAAGCCTAAACATCGAAGACCTACCTAAATTAGTATAGGCCCCTTTGTTCTACTCCCTCTAGCTGATCCCTAGAATAGTAGAAGGAGGACACCCTAGAAGTATTTAGCCTCTTTATAAAAATGTTTAGACTCGTAAAGAGCCAATCATTATAAGGAGATTTTATTATGGCTTTTGCATCTGCGGTGGGTCATGGAAACCTGCCAAACGGTAACTTTTCGAGTGTTATTTACTCGAAGAAAGTCCAACTTGCTTTCCGAAAGAGTACAGTTGTTGGTGACATCACTAACTCTGAGTAAAACAAATTGCTCCTATAAGTAGTAATACCTATAGCAAACTTCGTGAATTGCTGGAACCCTGAAATGGGAATCAGCAGCCAAGCCCCGAGAGGGGAAGGTTCAGAGACTACGAAATACAATATATTACTTCCAGCTTTTAGCACAGGAATATTTAAATGAACAAGAAAGATAGAGCTATCCTCTATGGACTGGCTATTGGTGATGGTCATATTAGTTATAGAACCCGTTACAAAGACGGTAAGTATAAGTATGAGACCGCTGAGTTGATTGTAGGTCATAGCCCCCGTCAAGAGGGGTACATTAACCATAAAGCTGATTTACTTCACAGTATCTTAGGTGGTAAAAGACCTAAAGTTAGCCACACTCAACACACACTTAAAACGACTGGTAAGACTTACCCTTCCAGACGTATAGCTAAAACTCATAAGTACTTTAGGCAGATGCACAGAGTACTTTATTCTGATAACAATCGGAAGAGGATTACTGGTCAGGTTCTGTCTTACCTAGACGAGCATAGTCTGGCTCTATGGTTTATGGATGATGGTACTGTAAATCATAACAAAAACAAACAAGGTGAAATTACTTCTCTGAATTTTTCAATTTGCACTCAAGTAGATGAGGAACAAGCAGATTGGATCGTAGAGTGGTTAAATACTATGTTTGGCATTGAAGCTAAAAAGTACAAAACTAAAGGTGGATACGATATTGGTGGGGCTACTCAAGCAACACTGACTCTCGTAAGTGTTATTCAAGACTACGTAACACCAGACCTTATGTACAAACTTGTTCCTGCTATGAAATTTGTATTTCGCAAGAGCGCGAAGCATCCTAACTTTAAAGTGGATGATGATATAGTCCAAGCTGTTCAGAACAACAATGAGCAGAATTGAAAGCGTAAAAGCTTCAAGTTAATATAACTGATTTTGGTGAGATCAGTGGTCAAGGTGATACAGTTCGTATCATGAAAGAACCCGAGGTGAGTGTCAATCCGTACGCACGAGGCACTCAGATTCAGGCACAAGACCTTGACGACGAAGACTTCTCTCTCGTTATCGACAAAGCTAACTACTTTGGTTTCAAAGTGGACGATATCGAGGAGGCTCACAGCCACATTAACTTTATGGACCTTGCTACCAACCGAGCGGCTTACCGTTTGGCTGACCAGCACGACCAAGAAGTTCTTGGCTATCTGTCTGGTTATAAGCAATCTGCACTCCACAATGCTGCAGACACTGTGAATGACCAAGTAAATGGTACTAAAGCTGTTGACACTGCTGGTTCAGACGAATTGCTTTCGAGCATGAAACTGAAAAAAGGTGACTTCGGTAACATTACCACAAGCTCTGCAGGCGATCATTCGATTCCTGTGGCAGCACGTCTTCCGGGTGCTACTGCACTCCCGACCGCCTATGTTTCCCCAGTGATGCTCATCAACCGTATGGGCCGCCTTCTGGACCAACAGAACGTAGACAAGAATGGTCGTTGGATTGTTATTGATCCGGTGATGATGGAAGTTCTGCAAGATGAAGACTCGCGCTTCCTCAACGCAGATTTCGGTGACTCTGGTGCCCTCCGTAATGGTCTTGCACTGAACAACTGGAATGGCTTCCGTGTTTATGTCTCTAACAACCTTCCGTCTTTGGGTACTGGTCCTGCTACCACTGGTACAGCCAACCAGAATACTAACTTCGGTGTGATTGTTGCTGGACATGATTCTGCTGTCGCTACTGCGGAACAGATCAACAAAACAGAGACATATCGTGACCCTGACAGCTTTGCTGACATTGTTCGCGGTCTGCACCTCTACGGTCGTAAAATACTCAGAAGTGAGGCGCTGGTAACAGCAAAATACAACCTCGCCTGATGCGCTTTAAGGGAGTGATCCCTTATCGAAACCCCTCTAATTCGGTAGAACTCTACGGGTCTGGGCGATCCTAAGACAATACCGAGCGAAGCCCTTCAAGGGAACGTGTAACGACTAGGACGACAGTCCGTACACTCAAGTGAGTGGAAATGGGGGGACACTGGAAAACACCAGTGTTTGATATAGTCTAATCTGTATGGAAACATACAGCAGATGAAAGATAAAAATGACTCTTAAACTTCCTAAAGATGATTATAGAAATAAAGATAGAACCTGTACTACTTGCAATAAGACAAAAACTATCTCTAACTTTAAGTTAGAAAGAGATAAAAGAGCACACAACAATATTGCAGTAAGAACTAAATGTAAAGAGTGTGATGAGTTTCGTAAATATAAAAGGTTCATAAAAAAGACTTACGACATCTCTTGGGAAACCTACGAAGAAATGTTTGATAACCAGAATGGTTGTTGCGCGATCTGTAAAAGTAAAGTGTCCAGTTCAAGGACAACAAGACTTTTTGTAGATCATTGCCACGATACATTGAAAGTTAGAGGCCTTCTTTGTAGTAGTTGTAATCACGGACTAGGTCTTTTTAAAGATAGTCATACGTTACTAAAAAGAGCTATTAACTATCTTGAATCGGACGAGAATTAACGACTCTCGTTGAATATAAATGAAGATTCTTCGTCCCGAAGCTATCACGACTGCAAAGTACAACCTCGCTTAAGGAGAATAGAACATGGCTACTGTAACTACTCTGGCTGGTGGTAAAACCGCTGGTCGTACTGCTGGTTCTGTTCCGTATCTGGTTGATACTGAAATTGATCTGGCTGCTGCTGCTACTGCTAAGGGTTCTGCTCTTGCGGCTGCAGACGTAATCGAAGCAATTGATGTTCCGGCAAACACTATGGTTCTAAACGCTGGTATCGAAGTTATTACTGCTGTTGATGGTAGTGCTTCGGCTGACAACGCTTGGGACCTTGGTATTACTGGTGTTGATGCAGATGTCTTTGTTGACGGCTATGCCCTTGACGAAGGTGCTGCAGGTGAGTACGCACAAAATGCTGCTGCTTACCAACCAGTAGTTGTTGCTACGGCAGACACTATTGACCTCCTTATCCAAGCTGCTACTACGGCCCCGGTTTCCGGTGTTGTTCGTGTATGGGCAGTCCTGATGGATATCGACGGTCGCTATGGTGCTGACGAAGCGGTACGTGACACACTTGCGTAAATAAACTAAAGGCTATCCCTTCGGGGGTAGCCTACACTTATATCTAAGGGTTAGTCTTAGAATGGCTTACAATTACCTAGGGCTTACTAATGATGTAGCCCAAAGACTTAATGAAATTGAACTAAGTTCTAGTAATTTTGCTGGAGCTACTGGTGTTTATGGCACTATGAAACAGTCTGTAAACTCAGCTATTCAATATATTAACCAAGATACTTTCCAATGGCCGTTCAACTTCACTTCTTATGAAGAGACTCTTGTAGCTGGAACTGCTAGATACTCTTACCAGTCTGATGCTAAATGGGTAGACTTCAATACATTTCGTATCAAACGAGATGATACTTTTGGTAATTCAACCCAGAAACTCCATCTTCTTGATTACGAACAATACCTGCACACTAAAGTAGACGACGAGTATAATTCGGATACAGGTATTAGAGATTTACCTAGAACAGTCTCACAGACACCTGACCAACAATTTGTTCTTAATCCTGTCCCTGATGAAGCTTATGTACTAGAGTACGAATACTACCAGAAAGCAGTAGATATGGTTGACTATGATGATGTGCCAAGTGTTCCTGCTGATTTTAGACATATTATCGTAGATGGAGCGATGTACTACAACCACTTGTTCCGTTCTGACTATGAAGCTGCCGACAGAGCTTTTTCTAAGTTTGAAACTGGAATTGGTAACATGAGAAAGAACTATGTGAACCGTTTCGAGTATGTAAGAGATACAAGGCTACTGCACTATACTGGCAGTAACTATGGATATTTGAGAGTTACTTAATGCCTACTAGATGGAATACACTCCCTATTGAATTGAAAGGTGGTCGTAATGAAATTCTACCTTCTATTCAACAAGGGGAAAAACAACCCGGCTCGGCTATCTATTTAATTAACTTTGAACCAAGCCTTAAAGGTGGTTATCGTCGTATTAACGGTTATTCTAAATTTGACGAGAACGTAGTTCCCTCTACTGATAGTGCTACTCAATTACTTGGGGTTGGTTTTTTAGATGGAGAAGTTATTGTACCTCGTGAAGGAAAGATTTACTCTTCTACTGGTTCTGGTTGGACTGAGATAGCTACAGGTAGAACTCAGACAACAAAACATAGGTACACTAAAGTAAACTTTGATGGTACTCCTGTCCTTATCGGAGTAGATGGTTCTAACTATCCTTACAGCTACGATGGAACAACCTTTACAAACCTTACGGGTTCCACTGATATTGAAGGTACAAGTCATGTGGTTGAGTTTAAGGATCACGTATTTTACGCCAATGAAGACCTCGTGTCTTTCGCCGTTCCTTTTACTATTAATGACTTTACTGTAGCTGATGGCGCTGGTAACTTTCGTATGCCTAACCATGTTACAGGTATGGCTGTCTTTCGCCAAAGACTGTTTATATTCACAGAGAAAGAAATAAAAGTACTCGACGGGAACTCTGTTACAGATTTTAAACTTACTTCTGTCTCTGAATCTATCGGGTGTCTCCACGAAGATACTATCCAAGAGGTGGCAGGAGATGTTATGTTCCTCGCTGCTGATGGTCTTAGACTTCTTGGTGCAACTGATAGAAACCAAGACTTTGCAAACGAGAGTGCTTCTAAAAACATTCAGACATTAGTAACTTCTTTTGAAGCAACTTACGATTCTTTTCAATCTCTAGTTGTACGAGAAAAATCTCAGTACAGAATTTTTGGTTTTAATAATTACCCAAGAAGAGTCACTCGTGGTTGGCTAGGGACTCAGTTTGAAGCCGCTAATCCTAACAGCCTTGAATGGACAGAGCTAAACGGAATAAAAGTTTATGCAGCACTCTCTGAAGTTTATCAAAGTCAAGAAGTAATTTACTTTGTAGGGGACACTGAGTACGTATACCAAATGGAGTCTGGCAATGACTTTGATGGTGAAGCTATTTCAGCCGAATTTAGGTCTCCTTTCTACTCTATGGGTGATCCTACTGTAAGAAAAACAATTTATTCCGTCAAAACCTATTTCGAAGCAGAAGGTAATTTTACTGGCAGTCTTCGTCTAAACTTTGACCAAGGATATTCAGATAGAGTCCAACCTGTGTCAGATACGTTTGCAGGTTCAGGTGGTGTTAAATGGAATGAGTTTGACTGGGGTGGAGGTTCTTGGTCAGAAGGTGTGAGTGAAGGGTCAAATAAAGTAAATACAGTAGGCTCAGGATATAGTGTTTCGTTAGAATACTTGTTTACTGCAGATCAAGCACCATTTATTTTGGACACTATCTTTATAGAATACAGCATAGAGGACAGAAAATAATGGGACAGGGGTATACCCGCAACGATACATCTAATAATATCGCAGCTAATAAAATTGCGTCTGCTGCTGATGTAGATGGTGAATTTGATGCTATTGTAGATGCTTTTGAAGCTAATACAGGGCATAGTCACGATGGTACTGCTGCTGAAGGCGGCTATGTGCCTCTTATCGGTGATACAGACGCTAAAAACAAAGTACAGGTAGATACAAGTAATAACAGAGTTGGTGTCTTTGTAGAAGTAGCTGCTGCCGCTACGGAACAAGTTCGTTTTGAAGACGGTGTTATTAAACCAGTTACAGATGATGATGTTGATCTTGGTGCTTCCGGTGCTGAATTCAAAGACTTGTACATTGATGGTGTAGCTTATATTGATGATATCCAAGGGCCTCTCACAGGTAATGTGACAGGGGATGTCACAGGTAATGTTACTGCTTCTTCTGGTTCTAGTTCTTTCAACAATATTACTGTAAACGGTACTGCAGACTTCACTAACACACCTCTTGTGAACGTGAGTGATCCTACAGGTGCTCAAGAAGCTGCTACTAAAAATTATGTAGACACAGCAGATAATCTAAAGCTTAACCTAGCTGGTGGTACAATGTCCGGTGCTATTGCTATGGGCACCAATAAAATCACAGGTGTAGGTGAACCTACAAATGCTCAAGATGCTGCTACTAAGAACTACGTGGACACAGAAGTATCCTCTCTTGTAGACTCTGCTCCGGGTGCTTTAGACACTCTTAACGAGCTTGCTGCAGCATTAGGAGATGATGCTAATTTCTCTACAACAGTAACTAATAGTATCGCAACTAAAGTAGCAAAAGCTGGTGACACCATGTCCGGTGATCTGGCGATGGGTTCTAATAAAGTAACTGGACTCGGCACTCCTACTGCAAATGGTGACGCAGCTACTAAAGCTTACGTAGACACAGCAGACAATCTAAAGCTTGATCTTGTTGGTGGTACAATGTCCGGTGCTATTGCTATGGGCGGTAGCAAGATTACTGGTTTGGGCGCACCTACTACAGGTACAGACGCTACTACTAAAACCTATGTAGATGATATCCTTGGAAGTGCTACGGATGCTGCCAATAGTGCCAGTGCTGCTGCGATAAGTGAGGCGAACGCTGAAGCTGCTTTTGACTCTTTTGATGACAGATACCTCGGAGCTAAAGCTTCTGAACCGACACTAGACAATGATGGTGATCCTCTTATTGAAGGAGCTATCTATTGGAACTCTACTTCAGATAACCTCTGGGTTTACGATGGAGCAGACTGGCAACAAGCTGTTTTTGATTTGAACGGGGCTTTGGTTGCTTCTAATAATCTGTCCGATCTTACTAGTGCTTCTACCGCTAGAACTAACTTAGGGTTAGTGGTTGGAACAGATGTTCAAGCCCACAGCGCCGTTTTGGACGCAACTACGGCTTCATTCACCACGGCGAAGGACTCAAAGCTGGATGGCATCGAAGCCTTGGCAGATGTAACGGACACGGCCAACGTCACGGCGGCGGGTGCGTTGATGGATAGCGAGGTTACGAACCTTGCGGCGGTGAAAGCCTTTGACCCATCGGACTATGCCACATCAGCGCAGGGCGGCAAGGCGGATACCGCACTACAGCCCGCAGCCATTGGCACAACTGTGCAGGGGTATAGCGCGGTTCTGGACGCCACTACAGCCAGCTTCACGACAGCCGATGAAACCAAGCTGGACGGGATCGAAACCGCAGCCACGGCAGACCAGACAGGCGCAGAAATAAAAGCGGCATACGAGGGCGAGGCGAACACCAACGCATACACCGATGCTGA